ATCTAAATGGTTCTTTACCATGATCTACTGCGTATTCATGTTCTAAATAACCTGGAAATATAATTAAAGTTCCTGGAGTAGGTCTAAAATGTATTAATTCACTGCCTCCCCATACACCTTTAATATCTGGTTTCATCTGTAATTTAGTTGTTCTTGCACCAGTTCTCGGTTCATGAAATATTGGATAAGAAGTTTTATCACTACACTTTAAAAAATAAAATCCTGATACGTGTTGATTCCAATGGATGTGTGCTGAATGATGTCCACCACCTTTTTTAGCAAACTCTTGTACCCATAGTTCACTAAACAGGGTTGTATATTTAGTCATATCATAACCTTGATGATCTAAATACTCCCAAGATTTTTGACCAATGTAATTTCTAAAATCTAAAAAGTCATTGTCTTGTGTTAATGGTGTTGAATGATATGATCTACCAAAATCACCAAATTCTTTTATATATTTTTTTTCTCTTTTACGAGCTTCTGCAATATATTTGTTAGAAGCTTTGTTTAAAGATTTTACAAACTCTGGTTTTTGTTCTGACCAAATGGTCGTGTTAAAATAGTTATTTATATACATTATTTAAATGGATTCCCTAAATGCCATAAGACAAGTGAGTATCTAGTTCCTCTCGTTACTGGTTTGACTCTATGCCATAGGTGTGAAGGAAATACTACGATAGAGCCTTTAGGTAATATTTCAGGTACGCTTCTTATATGTTTAGTTTCATCTCTCATATGAGGATCATAGTTTCTAAAATCAAATTCTAATTCTCCACCCGTATATTCGGAACCATCGGTTAATTGACAAGTCATAGAAAGTTTTCTAATTTTACCGTGTTCTGGGTGCTTTGGGTCTTTTCTATCATAAGGCTTCTCCCAAGGATCCGTATGCCAATCATAGTATTGATTTAATTTATATTTTGTAAATTGACAAGACTCAGATCTTTCCCAGTCAAAATTCCAACCAGCATTTTTATTGGCCATATGAACATAGGGATGAATTTCTTTGTATATCCAAGTATCATCTAACCATACTAAATCTGATTTTCTTTTTCTTTGTAAATTTTTGACTTCTTCTTTGTTTAATTTTTTATCGCCATAGCCACCAGTCCTCGCCATTACTTCCTCTTTTGATAATGCATATTTAATAACATCATCACAAAACTTAGGAGTAAGAGCAGAAGTAAAATACCAGAAATAAGTAGATAAATTCATATTATATTAAACCATCCTGTAACAATATATTTTTCCTCTTCGTTAGAAATGATTCCTTTATGAGGATGCGTAAAATCAGCGGGCCAAAAATATAGATCTCCTTTAATTGCTTTTAATTTTTTATTTTGAAAAGGAAATTCAGTTCCTCCATTTTTTAAATTATTACAATACAACATATAAACTAATTGTCTTCGACTAACTATAAGGCCTTCTCTTTCATAATGAAGATGAAAATAACCTTGACCTGGTTTATAATGCTGAACAATATGAAGGGGATCAGATTTAAAATAATTATGTATATTATATTTATTTGTATATTCTGTGGCAGCTTTGTTTAATTCTTCAAAAAATTCTAAAATAAAGGGGGTTTGAGAGCCATTATAAAAATAAACATCAACAGAATCTTTAATATTTTTCTTTAATTCTCCTTCATTTACTTTACCTACAGTTTTATATTCCCTATTATGTTTATGATATTGAATAAAATTATCACACAGTGAAGTAGAAACTTCATATTTTTCTATAAAACTATATATACTCATATGTTATAGTTTGTACAAAGTTTAAAGAATCTTTTTGATTGTTGGTGATGTAATACATCTGGGTAGAGGGAAACATAATAAAGCCATTATCTTTTAATGGTATATCCCAACTTCTTCCTGCTCTTCTGTTTTGATCATAATGTATTCGAACCATACAATTTTTAACATTTACTCCATAAAGAAAAGTATAATCTGGTGAATTGCGAAGATCTACTGGATCAATATTTAATAATGGAACTGTGGTTTCTTGAGGCTTATACATATTACCCCACGTGTCTTTGTTAACCAAAGTAAAACCATATTCGAGATTAATATGCTCTCGCATATAAGTACTTAACATATCCCAAGTTCGTGAAAATGGAAATTCTTTGTTTTTAATTTGTGAATCTAATATGTCTTGTTGAAGTTTGTTTCGATCAATCTCCCAACCTTTGGGCATTGCCACATCACCATAATATAATGCTATTTCAGATAATACTTTCTTTTGCATACCACATACCTTTTTAAATTATGCCATTTCGTTTGTCAAGTCCCACGACTGTCCTGGTTCATTCCAATTATAATGCCAAGAATGTGTTCCAGCTTCATTTTGTGAAGTTTGTTCTGCTGTTAATGCAGGAGCTGCACCAATTGGTGAATGCCATTGTGCATCTGATGTATCTTTTACCCAAGATGCAAAAGGTTTTTTAGGCCAAAAGATATTATTATCTTCGTCCCATTCATAACCAATACCTGCGTAGTTACCTCTTAATGCTTTTGAGTTATCACCTGACTTATGTTGATTAGCTCTAGTATTGTAAGATGTTTGAATCCACATTGCTGCAGGCCAGTTGTTGTGTAATTCTAAATATTGTTGACCTACTGATTCATCTTCAACACCATCAGCATTAAGCATATCAGAATTATTCAAAGTTAATACTTGAATAACTTTTCCGTTAACTCCTAGTTTTGCAAAGTGTGCCATAATGTTTCTCCTTATATATTAAAATTAATTGTTAAACAATACATAAATATTATTGATATCTATACCTTATTATTACTATACCTGATCCACCAGCACCTCCTGCTCCCATACAACCAGGATTAGGGGCAGAACCAGCGCCACCTCCACCACCAGTGTTTGCTGTTCCTGCTACTCCGTTTGTAGGACTGCATCTATCTGCACCTGCTCCACCACCACCAGTTCCACCTGCTCCTGGTCCTCCTGTTGTGGGATAACCTGGTTTGTTTCCACCACCACCGCCGCCACCAGCGTAAGCTGTAGGGGTAGCATTAATACTTGTTGTAGCTCCTGCACCACCTGGTCCACCTTGACCACAATTGCCACCTGGTTTTGCGTCTGTACCAACAGCTGTAGCTCCACCTCCACCACCACCAGAACCGCCACCACCAGGTCCAGGTCCATCACCTCCAGCGAATCCTTGTGCAGGAGTTACAGAAGGTGTATTGCCTGCTCCTCCACATTCACCTTGATTGACTGGTCCAGAATATGTACCGCCACCACCTGATCCACCAGTAGCACCGCCAGCAATACCTGCTGAGGGAGGCGTACCTGCTCTTTGACCACCACCTCCACCACCTGTTGATGTTATTGTTGAAAAAATTGAATTTGAACCATTTCTAGTAGAAGAAAGAACACCGGGTGCATTTGAAGCGGGGCCACCTGGTCCTCCTGCACCAACGGTAATAGGATAAGATGTTGCCGTAACTGTAATTCTGTTTCCTGGCGTCGGATATCCATCTAAAGGACTAGCTGTGTAAGGTGTAGAAGGAGATTTAGTTTCTCTAAAACCACCAGCTCCACCTCCTCCACCTGTTTCACCTGTATCCGTTCCTTTAACACCACCTCCGCCACCACCAGCTACAACCATATAACTTATTAAGTTGTTAACAGGAGCACACGATGTTGCTATTTTACAAACAGTAAAAGTACCTGGTCCTGTAAAAGTATGAATCTTATCATTTCCTGAAGTTGTTATAGTTCCACCAGTTGCGGTTATGTAAGGAGGAATACCTGTTTGAGTTGTTTCAGATTGATTTATATTTATCCATCCCTCTGTTGAATCTACATAAACAAAAGTTGCTGTTTCACCATCTGTAGTTAATTCTGCATCGTCTGCTACTCCACCTATTTTTTCTGAACCATTTGGTGATATTGTTAATTTATTAGATCCAAAAGTTCTAGTGTAATCTGCAAAAGCTACAATATTTCCTGCTGTTCCAGCAGGAAGATTTACTGTAAATGCTCCACCGCTTGTATTACAAAAATATCCTTCTCCATTTGCTGCTGTAAAAGTTGATGTTTTAATACTACTTGTTTGCCAATCTACAGTACCTGTTCTACCGAAACCTGTCTGCGTTCCATTGTTTGTTATTGTTGCACCAGAAGGAATAACAAAAGAATCACCACTATCTCCTAATGTAACAGTACCACAATTTGTTCTTGGACTAATTTTATTTACTTTTACTTCACTCATTATTGATATCTATATCTAATTACTACCACTCCAGAACCACCAGCTCCACCACTATAACAAGCGGATCCTCCGTACTGTCCACCACCTCCACCACCACCTTTATTAGCTCCTCCATCGCTATTTATAACTCCACCTCCATAATCACTATAAGGAGCTGTAGGGGAAATTGTAGAAGCTGATGAACCTTGTCCACCTCCTCCTACTTTAAGAGGACTTCCTGGAATATTTGTCTCAACACCTGTACCTCCTGAACCTCCTAGTGAACTAGATGGTGCAGTAACACCGGCACCACCGGCACCGCCACCTCCGCCACCACCGTTTCTTCCACCAGCCCATGTTCCACATGCATTACCGCCACTATTTCCTTGAGAAGGAGTTGTGGGAGGATTATTTCCAGATCCTCCTGCTGAGGCTCCTGATCCACCACCACCTGAACCACCTGAACCACCACTACCATTTCCAACTCCACCTTGTCCTCCTCCAGTAGATGATATTGTTGAAAAAGTACTTGTGTTTCCAGCTCCTCCAGCTCCTGGAGCAGATGTGGGTGCTGCCGTTCCTCCTGCACCGACTGTAATTGGATATGAACTTGCTGTTACTGTAATTCTGTTTCCTGGTGTTGGATATCCATCTAAAGGAGAACCTGTGTAGGGAGAACCTGGGCTTATTACTTCTCTTGTTCCTCCTGCACCGCCTCCACCTGATGTATATCTACAAGGTTGTCCATTAGCGCCACCACCACCACCAGCTACTACAAGAAAACTAACTAAATTATTAACTGCGGCACAACAAGTTGCTATTTTAGAAACAGTAAATGTACCTGGACTGTAAAAAGTATGAATTTTGTCGTTCCCGGAAGTTGTAACACATCCACCTGTTGCTTCTATATAAGGAAGTACACCTGTTTCTGTGTCTTCTGCGTTTTGAACGTTGACCCAACCTTTTGTTGAATCTACATATACAAAAGTGGCTGCTTGTCCATTAACTTTTAGTTCTGCATCTTGTGCAACTCCACCTATTTTTTCAGAACCATTAGCTGCAATTGTTAAATTGTATGTTGAAAAATTTCTTGCATAATCAGATACCGCCACAATATCTCCAGCACTTCCTGCTGGTAAGTTCATTGTTAAAGCACTTCCTGAATTTACAAAATAACCATTACCACTAACTGCTGTAAATGTAGAAGTCTTTGGTGTTGTATCCCAATTAACAGAACCTGAGGCACCAAATCCTGATTGTGTTGCACCTGATGCAAGAGATACAGTTCCACCGCATCTTCCAATTGTAACTGTTGCACCATCTACATTAATGGTATTACCAGCTCCAGATCCAATAGTTGTAGTTGCACTACATCTATTAATTAGATTATTACCTGGTTGATTTTGTACGTTGTCTACTTTTATTGTTGATGCCATAATTCTATATTACCATATTCCTTATTGATATCTATACCTTATTACCACTATACCTGATCCGCCATTTGGAAAAGTTCCTGGATTAGTGCTACATCCACCATCACCACTATTATCAGCTCCATTCGTAGCGGGAGTTGCACTTCCTGCTCCTTTTCCACCTGCTGATTTTGTAATTGGAGAGGCTGGAATGTTTGTAGTTGCACCTGTTCCACCAGCTGATCCAGCGCCAGATGGTCCACCAGTAGATCCTGCTGTAGTTGCTCCACCTCCGCCACCACCAGATGATCCTGATCCAGCACCACCAGCATTTCCTTGTGCGGGAGTTGTAGGGGGAGTATTTCCTGCTCCTGCTGCGCCTGCATTAGATTGGCCTCCACCTCCAGAACCACCAGCACTTGCAGCAACGCCTCCGGGATACTTTCCTCCTCCGCCACCACCAGCAGATGAAATTGATGAAAAAGTTGAAGTACCGCCTTGAGCTCCTGCTCCACTAGCACCACCACCAGCACCGCCACTTCCTACAGCAATGGGATAAGGAGTTGCGGAAACTGTAATTCTATTGCCAGGTGTTGGATAACCATCTAAAGGGCTTGCTGTATAAGGATTGACAGGGTTTTTTAATTCTCTAAATCCTCCTGCTCCTCCGCCACCACCATAAGCATCTTCTCCTGAACCACCACCTCCAGCTACTACCATATAGGAAACTATATTATCAGAAGCACAAGTCGCTGCTTGAGTAACTGTAAAAGTTCCTGGCCCTGTAAAAGTATGAATTTTATCATTACCAGAACAAGTTATAGTTCCTCCTGTCGCCACTATATATGGGTTTGCTGTAACAGCACTTGTTGAATCTTGAACGTTTTTCCATCCTTCAGTAGAATCTACATAAACAAAAGTGACTGATTGACCTTCTGTGGATAAAACTGCATCTCCAGCAACTCCACCAATCTTTTCAGATCCATTTGCTGAAATTGTTAAATTATGTGTTTGAAAAGTATTTGTGTAGTCAACAACAGAAACTATATCTCCAACACTTCCTGCAGGTAAGTTCATAGTAAATGCACCACCTGATGTGTTTGCAAAATATCCTTCACCATTCGCTGCTGTAAATGTAGCAGTTTTAATACTACTTGTTTGCCAGTCTACAGTTCCTGTTCTTCCAAAACCTGATTGAGTTGCTCCTGAAGCTAGTGAAACTGTTCCACTACAACGACCTAGAGTTACTGTCGTTGCATCTACAGTTACAGTTTTACTTGCTCCACCACCAACTGTTAAAGTTGAGCCACATTGTTGTTGAATCTTATCTACTTCTACTCTACTCATTAAACTATTACCACCGTTCCTGTTATCACAACTGTACCAGGTAAAGTAATAGGTCCTGCAAGAACTCCATTCTCTACAGTTTGAGTCCCATCAATCGTTGCCGCTTGATTAGGTATAAATTCATTAGGGCTATACTGCCCTCCAATATATTGGATTCCATTTATTGTCGCCGTCATAATTCCTCCTACGAACTAATAGTATCGATGTATGAACAGACAACATCTAGTGAACTTGCCGTATCACTAACTGCTTCTAATACATCACCACTAGCCAAAACAATCTTTGCTCCGCCTTGGATCAATTCGATAGCTGAATTTGGGGGAATTACAACTGCTTTTGCTAAAAAGTAGTCGGCTCCTCCTTTTGCAATTTTAACATCAACTTTAATTGTTGCTGTTAAAATATTACAACATCTAATACCTATAACTGCATCATAATCTCCCGCAGTTAAGATAGTAGTATCGCCTGTTCCAATGGTTCTTACTAGACTGTTTCTAAAATCTTGTGCCATATTTTTTTCCTATTTATAATGCAACCGCCATTGCGATTGCAAAACCT